GGATTCACATAAAGCTGTGCCGGATTCGGAAAAGGAGAGGTTGGGCAAAGCCCTTTTGCCTCCCATTTCTGATGAAGGCAATTTGTTTGTTGTGGCCAAGATGCTTGGCGAACATCTCCACCTGAAACTTATGGGAACCCCTAGGGACCATAAGTCGCCGAAGTGGTTGGTTGTCCTTGCTGTTGACTGGTTTAAGGAGTATGATTGCTTAGCTTCCGGGTGGACCATCGCCCATCGGAAGAGGGCCACAGCCCTAGGGATCATGCTGGCCATGCCAATGAGTGAGGATGAGGCGCATATGAAGAGTGTCGCTCAGAGCTCCCAAGTCCGCGAAACTCAGTTTTGGGACAAGGGGGGTAAGGCTGGGCTTTGGTCCAGGTTTAAGGATTATTGGAGACAGCGAGGCTCCCCAGTTAAGCTGGAGAGCAAACCTGTGGCTCTTGCAGTTCGCAAGGTTGATAATCCTTTGAGTGACGCTCTCCACAATGTGGCTGCTGCTGCAGTGATAATTCCCGCAGGGGTTGCTGCAGGCGCTTTGGCTATTGGGGCTGGTGCCACAGCCCCGATAACAGCTCCAATTGTTGCTGGAGCTGGAGCTCTAGTTGCTGGCGGCATTATGCTGCACGGCGCCCTCAAGGATGAGGGAAACTAGAGGGCCACACTTCTATGACTGGTGGTCACGATGGTTTTAGACCAGTGGAAATACCGGTCAAGAAATGTGTGGCGGCTGAGCAACCTTTAGCCAAGGGTTGTCGGCTCGTGTTTGTACCTGACAGAGATAAGGTTGTTACCAAGCGCAGAGGAACTGCTCTTGCTGAGTGGAACGACCCTTTCATTGGCAATGTTTTGGGCTTTAAGGAATATGGTTTGCATGAGCACACCGTGGACCAAGAAGTCAAAACCATAGCCAACCGGCATATGATGGAAACTCCTGAACCCCAGACTAAGTCTGAGGAATGGCGTTGTTTCGTCGAAGCCGGTAGGTGTCTCAGCAAGGAGATCGGTCGCGTCGGCAAAGCTGGCGTGAAAGAGATCCTTGGTAACAAGGCTGGCAGGGCTAGGAAGCGGATGAAGCAGGGTTTGAATTCCTATTTCTCTGAGGGGCTTAAGAGCTCCCATTCTCTTATTAAAGAAATGCAGAAATTGGAGTTCTATGAAGTGGATAAGTTGGAGACTAAGGAGGACAGAGGCATCCAGTACAGGTCTGTTGAATACAACGCTGCACTGGCTCGGTTCTGGACACGCATTGAACATCGAATGATCAAGTGCGTGGCAGGAAACGAGGCTGGTATCCCAATCGCGGCCAAAGGCCAGAATTGGGAACAGCGTGCCAATTGTTTCTTCAAGGCTTATTTATCCTTCACAAATCCAGTCATTTTGATGGGCGATCATAAGAGGTTTGATGCCCATTATAATGAGGAGTTGCTCAAGCAGGCTCATATTCGCCAGCTTAGAGCGACTGGATTTGACCCTGAACATAAGAAGCTTCTTAAGCGTCAGTTTAAGAACATTGGC